GATTTATTAGCAGTAGTTTTATATTGCACTAAATAATGGAACAAGTAACCCCACAATACATATCAGAACAGATGCAGGCGTTAGGCTTGCATCAAGCTGACCTGGTAAAAGAGCTGGGTATTAACCCCTCTAGTATTTGTGAATATTTATCTAGTTATACGAAGTTGAGCAAAGCTGGCAAAGCCATGTTCTACTATTATTTCGAGTATAAAAAGGTTTCACGTGGAAATAACTAGTTATGAAAAAAGTTGAAATAATTTTTCTGGATGGTGCCAGCCTAAATATAGATGATGCAAAATCAACTTTAATAAATGAGGATTTCGTTTATATTAAGCATTGGGATAAAACTATAACCATACCCACCGTTAATATTAAAACAATTACTGAATCACAAGAAAATGCCTATAGATAACGACTTTCAAGCCGATTTTGAATTTGATACAGAGGCTTTTTCTGATTTCGAAATAGACTTCGAAACCGATACGGACTTTGAAACCCGGTACATTAAGCCGCCGCGTACCAAAGAAATACCGGAACACCGCTTAAAATATAAAAACGCGGAAGAGCTCGCCAAAAAGCTAGTAATAGAAGAAGCAAGCCGCTATTTTGTAATCGTAGACGGTAGATTTATATTCGGCGACCTGATAGAAGCAATGGTAGTGCATAACAATTGGCTGGTTAAGAAAATGACTATATCTACTTTATCCATGAGCCAAAATAATATAGACAGTTTGGCAAACCTGCTTAATGGTGGTTACTTAGAAGAATTGAATTTGATTATATCTGATTACTTTTTTTCACATGAACGGCATGCGTTAATTAAATACGCTTATGATATTTTGGACGTAGATAATAAATTTCAGATGGCCGTTGCCTCTACTCATTGTAAATTATGTATATTTGAACTGGAAAACGGCCGGAAAATAGTAATACACGGTTCTGCTAACCTTAGAAGTTCCAGCAACATCGAACAACTGGTAATTGAGGAAAGCAAACAACTATACGATTTTAACAACGAGTACCAAGACCGGATTATTAACGTATACAAGACTATTAACAAAAGTTTAAGGAGGACAAAGTTATGGAATGCGGTAACGTCTTAACAGGAAATGTCATGCAAATTCCACTAACACAAGGTAAGCAAGCGCTTGTGAGCGAACTGGATTATGAGAAAGCATCAAAACACAAGTGGTGTGCTCATTTTAACGGACGCGGAACATACTATGCTGTAGGACTTGTTAACGGGAAAATGACAAAATTGCACAGGTTTATTTCTGGTATAACGAATAAGCCTGATTTGGTGGTAGACCAAAAAGATGGAGACGGTTTAAACAATACCCGCGAAAACCTAAGAGTTTGCTCAAAACAAGAAAATTCATGGAATAGAGCAAACCAAAAGAACAGCACGACATCTTTTAAAGGGGTTACTTTTACTAGGGGAAGGTATGTAAGCCGCATTAATTTTAAAGGTAAGAGGATACATTTAGGTTATTATGCCACCACTGAAGAAGCGAGTGCATCCTACAATAATGCGGCTATTAAATTTCACGGCGAATATTCACAATTAAACAATAATTTTCATGGCATCAGGTAGCGACGGATCAGGAAAAGGAAAAAGATTAGCAGAATATCGTTCCAATAAAACAGCGGCGGGAGGCCGAAATCCGCAAAGGCAATAGTTCCAAAACTCCGAAAGGGTTATATAAATGTTAGAAATTACAGATGCACAAATAATAAAGGCAATCCAAGGTAGCGCTGCTATTATGAGTACTATCGCAAAACGGCTTAAATGTGATTGGCATACTGCAAAAAAATATGTTAATTCTAAGCCTGAATTTGTTTTGCTATTAGAGGCAGAGGAAGAAAAAGTCCTTGACATGGCAGATGCTGCCCTTTATTCGCAGATTAAAAACCAGGAGGCCTGGGCTATCAAATGGCTACAGGCCACCAAAGGTAAAAAACGTGGATATGTGGAGGGGAAAGAGATTGATTTAACCAGCGGCGGTAAATCACTTTTCGACATCATGATTGAATCTTCCTTACAAAATAATGATAACAGCGGATCAGATACGTAGGAAAAAAATAGAACGCTGGAACCAATATAAAAAAGATTGGTGTTTGTTCGCGCACGAAGCTTTGGGCGTAAACCTGGATGAAGAGCAGCAAAATATCCTCCGCTCTGTCCAAGTTAATCCGATGACCTCAGTAGCTTCTGGCACCGCAAGAGGTAAAGATTTTATAGCGGCTGTTTCATGCATTTGCTTTCTTTACCTTACTCCCACCTGGAACGATAAGCGCGAATTAGTAGGTAACACCAAAGTTGCCATGACCGCACCTACCGACCGTCAGGTAGGTAATATTATGGTACCCGAAGTTTCCCGGCTTTGGAACCGGGCAAAAAACCGGGGTGTAGATTTACCGGGGCGTTTAACCGGGTATGACATACGCACCAACAACAAAGAATGGTTTTTAACCGGTTTTAAAGCTGATGAACACCAAACGGAGGCTTGGACTGGTTTTCACGCGGTAAATACCATGTTTGTGGTTACCGAAGCCACCGGCATGGCAGATGAAACCTTTACCGCGATTGAAGGCAACTTACAAGGCAACTCCCGTCTCTTAATTGTATTTAACCCCAACACCTTAACTGGCTACGCCGCCCGTTCCCAAAAGAGTTCAAGATTTGCTAAGTTTCGGCTTAATTCCCTTAACGCTTACAATGTAGTTTCCAAACAAGATATTATACCCGGCCAGGTAGACTACAAATGGGTTAAAGATAAAATTCAGGAATGGGCCACTCCAATAAGCCCGGATGAAGTAGACGTAGCACAGGACGACTTTTTATTTGAAGAGAAATGGTACCGACCGGACGACCGGTGCCGGGTTAAGGTACTAGGATTGCCGCCTAAAGTTTCCGGCGATACCCTTATTCCTTTGCAATGGATTGAAGCCGCTAATAAACGCTGGCTGGATTACCATCAACAATACGGCAGCGTTTATCCGGGTAAACTTACCCTGGGTGTAGACGTAGCCGGTATGGGCCGGGATAACTCCTGCTATACCCATCGATTCGATAATATTGTGGCCAAAATTGATAGCCAGAATAGCGGCGGCGTTGCCGACCACATGAAAGTAGCGGGAACAACAGTTAATATAATTAAGCAAAACCCTAAATCCTTCGCTATGGTAGATACCATTGGTGAAGGCGCAGGCGTTATTTCGCGCACGAACGAGTTAGGTTACGAAAACCGTATTTTGTCATGTAAATATTCTAACAGTGCCGAAGATTATTCTGGTAATTCTTTAACAGATATGACCGGAGAATATTTGTTTTTAAATATGCGTGCGTATCTTTATTGGGCCATACGGGATTGGTTAGACCCTAAAAATAAAAACAACGCTATGTTACCACTCGACGAAACTTTAGCCGAAGAACTAACGGAAGTAAAATGGGGCTTTAAAAGTAACGGACGGCTGTTTATTGAACCTAAAGAAGATATTCAACTCCGATTAAAGCGTTCGCCGGATAAATCAGATAGTCTAGCTAACACTTTTATGCCGGTACCGCCCGTTGGGGCCGACTTATCAATACTTTCAGCATTCGGATAATGGAAATACAAGAAATAAATAATTTAACCGCAACCCCAAAAGATTTAATCGAGAAGGTTAGAAGCTTCCTGGTGGTTGACCCCACTAAAGACACAGAGTACAAACAATACCAACCTGAAAACCAGCCGGTGCTAGATGAAACAAAACGCAAAAACAGGGACGTAAAAAAACCAACCGGCAAGAAAGATAAGGACGGCAATGATGAGTATACAACCGTTCCGGAAATGGTTGCCCGTATACCCGTGGCTTTTCAAAAACTTATTGTCAACCGGGCTATTATGTTTCTAACCGGCGTTCCCGTAGAGTTTGAAGCCAAAGCCGAAGACGATACAAAAAAGCAATTACTGGAAATGCTTAAAAAGACATGGGAGGACAATAAATTTGAGTTTAAACTCGATGAAATTGCCGAAGCTATGATGAGCGAAAAGGAATGTGCGGTAGTGTTTCATTTCGACGAGGCAGACCCGGAATTTTGGGGTGAACTAGGTATAACGGCTACGGTGGACGGCGAAAAGCAAAAACAGCTAAAATTAAGGCATTCTGTTTACAAAAAAACAGAAG